TCAGGATGAGTTTCTTAGAAGGGATGTGACTTTTGTGGCATATGATATGACTCCTAATCTTTTTACCTATTGGAATAAGACTATGGAACATCTCAATTATCACGGGTTTACTACGGTCATAGACGTAGAAGATGACAAGTATCCTACTGATGGCGAAGTTTTCAGAATAGATAATGTCGCGCAATACTATGCTAAAGGTGTTACCGCCCACCACCCACGAGGTGCTTTTGCTCTTAAAGAGCAGAAGAAAGGAGTAGTAACTAAACTACTAGATGTAACATGGCAAGTAGGCAAGAGCGGGGTCGTAAGCCCTGTAGCAATTCTAGAGCCTGTTACGATAGGTGAGGCAGAAGTAGCTAGAGCCACTCTACATAACATAGATTACATTCGAGAACTAGAGTTAGAGATCGGGTGTAACGTAGAAGTTATTCGTAGTGGAGAAATTATACCGCGTATTGTACGCCGTGTATAATTTAAGTTATACCTCAGGAAAAATAGTTCTTGACAGAAACCTTAAAATCTCGTATAATATATGTTCAATTTCAGAGGAGTCCCATTAGTGTTTTCGATTCAAGCCCCCACGAATTGCCCAAGCTGTGATTCCGATCTTGAGTGGAGTAACTCTCTTCTTTACTGCCGCAATGTTTCTTGTGGTAGCCAATCAAGTAAGAAAGTAGAACACTTTGCAAAGACCCTTAAAATCAAAGGTCTTGGACCCGCTGCTGTAGCTAAACTAGAGCTTATCAATGTGTCAGATATTTATGACTTAACTGTTGTAGATATTGCACTTGCACTAAGCTCCGAAAAGCTAGCCGAGAAATTGTATAACGAGATAGAAAACTCTAAAAAAGCATCACTAAACCTATTACTACCAGCATTGAGCATTCCCCTGATTGGTAAGACAGCTTCCGATAAACTTTCTACTGTATGTAAAAATATGGATGAAATAGACGTAGAAATGTGCGAGAAAGCAGGTCTTGGGCCGAAGGCGACTGCCTCTTTGATGGATTGGATAGAAGATTCAGTAGATGTATATTGCTTATTACCACACTCCTTTCTCTTTGAAGAGAAGTCACCCTTAGTTAGTGTTAATGGTGTAGTGTGTATAAGTGGTAGACTAAAGAGTTTCAAAACTAAAGCTGACGCAACAACAGCACTATCAGATGCAGGATATAGAGTCGTAGGCTCCCTGACCAAAGAAGTGACTATACTCGTGAACGAGAGCGGCGTAGAATCAGCAAAAACAACTAAAGCCAGACAATCTGGCGTAACTATAATTGAAAATCTTAAAGATTTTATTGGAGAGTAAAAACATGGCATTGCCTAAGTGGACCGAAGAACGTACCGAACAGTTGACAAACTTTGTCGGTAGCGAAACACCTATTTCTCAAGCAACTGTTGCAGAAGCAGCAGAAAGTCTTGAAACCTCAACCCGTTCAGTTTCTAGTAAACTGCGTAAGATGGGTTTTGATGTAGAGCTGGCGTCAGCCTCCTCTGCCCGTGCTTTCACAGAAGCACAAGAAGCTACTTTGCAGACATTCGTGTCTGACAACAGTGGTGAATATACTTATGCTCAAATCGCTGATAACTTTGAATCAGGCGCTTTCTCTGCTAAGTCAATCCAAGGAAAGATTCTTTCTATGGAACTGACAGATCACGTTAAGCCTGCTCCTAAAGTAGAAGCCGTTCGTACCTATAGCCCTGAAGAAGAGGAAACTTTTGTTTCAATGGTTAATGATGGTGCTTTCGTTGAGCAGATCGCAGATGCTCTAGACCGCAGTGTAAACTCAGTACGTGGTAAAGCTCTTAGCTTGCTTCGCTCTGGTGACATTGATGGTATTCCTCGTCAGGAACATACCAAAGGTTCAGCAAAAGAAGATCCATTAGCAGACTTGGGTGATATCTCAGGAATGACAGTGGAAGCTATTGCAGAAAACATTGGTAAGACTGCTCGTGGTGTAAAGACTATGTTGACCCGTCGTGGCTTGGTTGCTTCCGACTATGATGGTGCTGCGAAGAGAGAAAAAGCCGCAGGCTAATCTTTCGTAAATAAGTTGGTAGCAGTTATCTTTTGCCAGATAGCTGCTGCTTTTTGGTTGGTTGGGAGTTACTTTGAATATTGCTAGTGCGCTTATAAAGCAAGTACTTACGTTACAGGATTTCGAAACCTGGAGTTCCGTTCGTAAGGATTATTTGCCTACAGAGTATCATACTGTGTTTAACACAATTGATAGGCATTACGATAAGTTTCACCACCTACCAACCTTTGAAGACTTGAAGTTTGAGATACGCGACTCTGCGACTGTCGAAAAGCTATATGCAATCGAGAGTGTGGAGGTTGATGTAGACGCATTTATGCTGCTACAGTATCTCAAGAACGAGTATACCCAAAAGGAAATCTTAGATTCCCTAGAGGATTATATTGATAACTCTGTAGCTTTTGAAGATGCAGAAGAATCAGTAGCACACTTACATCAGATCGTTTTAGATGTCGAAAAGAAAGTTGACCTAGAACTACCGCAGGAGAGTATGCAACGTATTCAACTGTTTGAGAATGATGAAGAGATTGGCAAATACTTGCCCCTCGGACTAAACTCCGAGTACGACTACCAGATACAGTTCTCTCCCCGAGATCTTGTTCTTCTTGGTGGTCGTCGCGGGGCAGGCAAGTCTCTTACCTGTGCAAATATTGCTCATACTGTCTTTGAGAGCGGTCGTTCGGCTATGTATTTCACTATTGAGATGGATAGCCGTTCAATCCTTCAGAGAGTATGTTCTATTGCAACGGGAATACCTTTTTCTCGTCTGCGCACGAAAAATCTTAATGTAACAGAATGGGAAAAAGTAGCGGGTTGGTGGGCCAGTCGTTATACGAATGGTCAAGATCGTTTAGAAGAATACCGAGAACACCGCGACTTCGAGAAGTTTCATCATAACTTATCAACTACTACTGAGCTTCTCCCAACTCAGCAGTTGGATGTAATTTATGATCCAGGCCTTACTCTGGCAAAAATTAAGGCCGAATTGGACAAGAAAGTGAAAGCTCTCAACGTCGGAGTTATTTTGGTAGACTACATTAACCAAGTGAAACGCTCCGCTATTCCATCTCGTTCCGGACAGTACGATTGGACTGAACAAATAGAAGTAAGCAAAGCCTTAAAGAGTATGGCACAAGAGTACGAATGTACTGTCATATCTCCTTATCAAACTGACGCTAGTGGCGAAGCGCGTTTTGCAAAGGGTATTCTTGATGCTGCAGATGCGGCGTATGCGTTAGAAACATACGACCACGAAGATGCTTGTATCACGTTTAACTGTATGAAGATGCGTTCCGCCGCTCAGCTATCTTTTACATCTAAGATGGACTGGGAAACAATGAAGATTGGCCCAGAGTCTGCCATGTCTCCTGCAGAGAGAGAAGTGTCAGAACACAAGATAGACGAAGATATTGATGATGTCGCCTTCTAAATAGTTCTTGACTTTTCTAGCTGAATCTAGTATAATATACATTCTCACAATCGAGGAAGCATATGATTATTCACGGAAGTATGTCACACACAACTTCAGGCAGAAGGAAAAAGCGAGTGTACAAATCACGCCCAAAAGCACCTTTCGTGCCTCTAAAAGTAAAAGCAGACAGCGTATTCGCTATAGATCCTGTCTGGCACAAGCACAAATCAGCTCCTTTCATTCCAGCTCCAGAAATGCAGCGAGACAAGGATGCACAATTCAAGAAAGATATTAGTAGTAATTATACGATTAGTATTCCTTACAACAAGGGTACATACCAAGTTATTCCTAATGACGACATAGAACATATCGGTAAGTAAATGAACGTAGAAGAGTTATTAAATCAGAAGCAGATTGCTTTCATCCCTAAAGGTAAAGACTTTGTTGTTAAGTGCTTGAACCCTGAGCATGATGATAGTAACCCTAGTATGCGAATTGACCAGATTGATGGTCGATTCAACTGCTTTGCTTGTGAATACAAAGGTAACTTGTTTACGTTCTTTGGAGAGACAGCCTCTGGATTTCAGCTCAAGAGAGAAACAATGAAGCGTAAGATCCAGGAGAAGAAAGCAGAGTCTGTCGGCCTCTCCTTCCCGAAAAACCATATGCCTTATGTAGGCAATTGGCGTAACATCACACCTAAAACTTATAGAAAGTTTGAGGCGTTTGAACATACAGACCCAGACTATATCAGTAGGATTAACTTTCCTATTAGAAATATCTCTGGAAAGATAGTAGCTTTTCAAGGTAGACATACCTCTAGTGGTATTCCTAAGTATAAATTTACACCACCAGGAGCAAAGCTACCCTTGTTTCCACAGGTATTTCCCCGTATGGGAGAAATAATTCTAGTAGAAGGTATTTATGATGTAATCAACTTACATGATAAAGGACTAGACAATGCAGTGTGTTGTTTCGGCACAATGAATATCAACGAAGACAAACTAAGAATGCTCTCTATGCAGGGCTGTTCTAAGATAGCTGTCTTCTTTGATGGTGACGAAGCAGGACAGAAAGCTGCACAAAACATCAAGGTAATGTGCGAGAAAGTTGGTCTCGTATCTAGGAATATCAATCTCAAAGAGACTGATCCTGGAGCACTTACCCAATCTCAAGTAACTGGACTAAAGAGAAAATTATATGCCTAAAGTTGCATTAGTAGAAACTAAATCAAGCCGTACAGACTTTCAAAAAGAGTTTGAAGGGGCTTTCGAATTTGATCGTTACCAATTGTGTTCCGATCCCACACTTAAAAAAGTATTGAAAAAAGACTGTGACATCACTATAGATACAGATGCCTATGACTGGATTGTTCTAGTAGGTAGTGATGCACTGAAATACTTTACAAAAATTACTTCAGTCACGGAATATTCTGGTAAGAAAGTAGAAGGTAAATTCCTGCCTGTGATTAACCCAGCTATGCTAGCCTTTAAGCCAGAAGCTCGCAAGACTTGGGAATCATCCAAAGATAGTATCATAGCTTACATCAACGGCGAGATCGAAGATGTAATTATTGACGAAACTATCGCTAGAGGTATACAAGACACTGAAGAAGCTAAGAAGTGGATTCGTGGTGCTATGGATGCTGAAGGTGAATATATTGCTCTTGACTCAGAGACTACTGGTCTATACCCTCGCAACGGTCATGTTATCGGCATCTCTATGTCGTATGACGGTCTCAGCGGGGTCTACATAGATACAGAGTGCTTTGACGAAGAGATAGAAGATATGCTACGCGAATTATTCCTAAATCGCACAGTTATCTTCCACAACTCGAAGTTCGACTTAGCGTTCTTCCAGTATCACTTTAACTTCGTTTTTCCTAAATTCGAAGATACTATGTTACTGCATTATCTAATTGATGAAAACCCTGGTGGGCATGGACTCAAGCAGTTAGCTATTAAGTTTACACCTTATGGTGATTACGAAA